AGAGAAATAGGAGCAACAAGTATTGAAAAGAACAAGAATTGAGTTAAACATATGAAGTACCCATTTGTATAACAAATTAAACAGTACTCATACCACTTTCTTGGTCTCAGGGTCCAACCAATGAGATCTAGACCTAATCCAATTGTTGCTACAGGAAAATTAGGACCAGCTTTAGAAGATGCATAGAAGATCGAGGGCTTTCCTACTCTAAGAGTAGTTATACCCAACGATTTCAACGCAGCCTTCAGCTCTACTACATTCAATGTACTATCACCAAGATTAGGCTTAACTATAGAGTCCCAATTCACCAACCGAAAGGAAGGTGAACAGGCTCTAAAGAAAGACAGTAACGTTAAAAGCAGTTTAACTTGTATCAACTGGCCTCTAGGTAAAGACCCAGAAGCAATACCATTCTTAACAAGGTTTAAAAACAACTTCACCTTTAAAGGTAAAATTGCAGGTAAACCCGATAAGGATGTTAATGATCTAGTCTTCCTATTATGTGTTTTAATCCATAATTTTTGTTGGTACAATGGCTTGGCCCGAGGGTCAAGATACTGAACCACCAAACGTAGCACTTCAGCCCAATAACTAATTGTAAAAGTAATACCAGATTTTAACCACATTTCTTGTATTAATGGTACTATAGTCAATAACATTTTAGACCCAACATGCCCACTAGGATTAGCGGGATGTTTGGAATAAATTCTGTTAGAGAATAAACCACCTAAAAGTCTAGCATAACGCCACAACTCCTTTACCTCCATCCACTTCATTTCGTATTTCCGCTCCCTTTCGGGCTCGGCTCTACTGATAAAGTGTAGGACTAAAAGAAGTTGGAAAAATGATATCAATATCATTTGGAAAATAACTAAACCTAAAGGTATTGTAGCATTGATACTTTGAATCATTGTTAAAAACATTGTTACTTGAAGATTAATAATAAAAAAGTAGTTATTTTGGTAGGCTAAACAACTTCCTCTTAATTCTTGCTAAATATTTATCAAAACACCCGAGACCCAGTGGTCTTTTCACCGCTGGGAACCTAGTATGTAATCAGTTTTTGTGACTTCATAAACCCTTATTTTTTACAGGGGGCGCTTCGCGCCCCCCAAGCAGGGTATCCAATGGCCCTTTAGCCATTGGTGGTAACATATTACCTATCAACATTATTCAGTTACAATTATTTCTTTAAATACTCAACTCCGTTAAGATTTATATGTTTAGTTTTAGTATTAGGTGTTTTCTGCTCGATAGTAGCAATCCGACTAGATGACTTATCGTCTCCTTGGTCTTGCTACGTCGCCATTTACTCACCACACAGTCAAAATACTACTAATTAAACAAGCGTCACTAAGATGGAAGCGCCCAATGGGTGGCAGGGGTGTAAGCCCCACCCACCATTTAGTGGATACGATCCACAAGGTACTCGCCTCCAAACAGCTCTACTTGCCTAATTATTAACTACAAGGAACATTTCCTGCCATAATAGCGGTATTAGCGCTACTCTGAACAGTAATATGATCAGCAGTACACGTACCAAACTTATCAGGTCTGGCCCCCTTACTCACACGAACTAGGTTATCTCTTGCAATTCCTGGTGTTCACGCAAATAAGAGCTAAGTCTCTGATTAGAAACTTAGGCAAGGTGCTGGAGAGGATAATACCTCCCTAAAGCCTTCCTAAACAAGAAAATTCGGTCACCCGGTTTTCTTCATCAGAGCCCCTATTACTAGGGAACAAGATGGGTGTGGACTACTAGGCGTAGCTTATACTTCTTTGCCTCCTCTCCTTTAACTTATCAAACATAATTTAGAGGTCTGGAAGTAGAGAGGCACATAAGAAGTACGTCCCTTAGTACCACTCTGATCTAAAACTCTGAATCAAGGTTTTATCCTTAATTCAGAAGCAGTTTCCAAACTGCTTGGGTCCAAACCCAGATCAAAATGGCATCGTCACTTAAATCCTCTCGAAAGAGAACCCGGAGTGACGATTATCGGCTTAACCAGCCGACAACGGGCTACTAGGCGTAGCTTATACTTCTTTGCCTCCTCTCCTTTAACTTATCAAACATAATTTAGAGGTCTGGAAGTAGAGAGGCACATAAGAAGTACGTCC